GATAACAGGTACATCGTCAATTTGACAGAATCGAGTTGGGCGCTGAGAGCCATGGGAATCTTTTTTAAGCGGTAGCGAACTCCTGTGGCGGAGTTGAGTCTGGGACTGGCGAAACAGGTTTAATCGGGGGCTGGATGCGATCCTCAACCGTGCGGAGAATGAATTCGTTTAGGGTCATCCGCGCAATTTTGGCCGCCCTTTTGAAGTCAAGCGCCTGCTTCTTAGTGCGAAACCGGAGATTGAATTGTGGTCTAGTGCTGGGCACGGTGGGTATTATGGTGGCCCCACTTGTATATGTCAAGACAATTCTGTACGCTTTATTAGCCACGCCCTCAAGCACTTGTGGGTAATGGCCCAAAAGTAATCAACTTTTTCTTGCAGTATTTGGCAGTTCTGCTATAGAGAGGCGTATCGATTCATTACGTTGCCGCTGAGGGTGGGTGCGTTGAACTTCAGGGAAGTCTGCGCACCCCAAATTAAACGTATCGTTCCGTATTGAACGGTTCAGACATCAGGGCCCACTATTCCCAAAAATGGCTAAGTACTTCGTTCTAGAGGCTCACCAAGACCCTCAGAGCCAAGCGTATCGCCACGTCAAAAAGTCGGCCGGCGAAACGTTGCTACGCAAGAACCTGGCTCGCCGGATCGCGCACAACATCATTCAACTAGTCGCGATTCGAGAAGCTGTGCAAATCCTCGCCCAATCTCACAAACCCATTGAGATCCCCCAGCTCGAGCCCCCACGAACGCCAGACTGGTTTTTCACTTCCTATCCAATCAAAGACGAGCGCACGCTGATCCTGTGACGCTGGAAAGGAGGCGCGGCGGAATTGCCAGAGCATAGAGGGCCGTTTCAGACACGGAGCGGCTCTCTCCCCAATGACCAACGATCAACACTTTTGGACTGGATTTACGGCTGGGGTCGTCATTACCACATTGGCCTTCTTGGGCTGGGTCTGGTTCTGGCCGTGCATCCAATGAAAGCACAAGAGCTTTGTACGCGAAAACCGCCTGGAGATCCCTGTATTTCTCGCATTGCAAGGTTCAGATGCCTTAGCTACGCAGCGAGATCAAACCATGCCAGTGCATTACGAATCCAACCCGTTGATTCCGCATACGACTGCTGGCCGAGCGGCTTATTTCGCCGGGACAGCGGCACTAGTGTTAGCTTCGGCCTATTTCGCCCACAAAACCAAGCATTCAAGGCTGGAAAAGCTGATTCTCTGGGGCGCCATTGGGGTTGAGGCGTATGCGAGTACACGGAGCTGGACGAACAAGTGACGAGCGAATCAAACGAAGCGCGTATCGCTCGGCGAGAGATGACCGAGGAGGAGTGGCGCATTTGGCACGAAGGTCATCTGGCTGGTCGTGGCGAATTGGCTAGAAGTCTCTTGGAATTTATTCGTTGGGAAGGAAGCGGACGCGCCGTGCTCAACGTGTCGAGTGAGTGGTTACACGAGGTTGCCAAGCTGTGAGCACACAGCAAATCGCGCCAGAAGTGAAGATTCCGGACGACATCTCGCCAAGACTTAAGCGGAAGCTCGAAAAGCACTTAGCAGCAAAAGAAAAAAAGCGTGGCGGGAAAAGGATCAACGCTGGGCAAAAGCCTAAATGGGCAAAGCATTTATCCCGAAACACTGCGGCGCTCGTTCTAAAGCAAGTTGATCTTAGGGAAAGAGTGATAGAGCTTATTGCCACAAGTGACGAGCGTCTGCGCTTCGAAGTCCTGCGTTATCTATGGGATCGCTTGGAAGGCAAGCCCTTTGTCGCGGAGAATCCCAACGCTGGCAAGCCTGCGAGTGCATTGCATCAGGACAACCGCTTGCAGCTTGCGATTCAGAACCTGGTGGTGAGTCCGCCAGCGAAGAAACAGCGTAAAGTCAAGGGTGCCAACGTGATCCAAGCACAGTTGAGTGAAGGCCAGCCGAGCACAGCCGAGACGCACGACACGCCCGCTCCCCCTGACGCTCCGGAGAATCAATGACTTGCCAAGCTTCCGTGGGAACACAGGCGGCATCGAAGCAGCCGCGAAGCCCGGAGGCGGTCAGGAAAATGGACAAGATGGCTGAGATTGTTGCCGCAGTCTTGACTTGCTAATCCAGTGTGCACTGCTTATCATGCTTAGCGTGTCAGAGATACACGTGAGGCGGGTGAGTGCGGAACTGCTTCGGGCGGTAAACGTGGAAGCAGCGAAGAAGGGCGTGACACAGCGCGAGTACGTGCTTACGGCACTGGCGAAGGCGACGGGGTGGGAACATGAGCGTGGTAGCGATTCTGGAACAGGCGCTGAACGAGGAACTGAACATGCTACGGCAGAACGAAAACCGGCTCGCTCGACTAAGGCAAGAGCGCAGCGAACTTCTGCTAATGTGCAAGAACAACCGGGAACGGATGAGCGAGTTCTCGGCGGCACTGAGGAAGTTGGGCGCATCACCAGCAATGCCCCTCCCGCGAAGATGATTCCGCCGCCGGGGCTGACGAGTTCGGAGATGCAGAGATGGCTAAGACAGAACCGGTGAAGTATCAGGAGTACTCGCGAGAAGAGATAGCGATCATGGAAGCCAATAACACGGCACATGTCTACGCAGTTGGGGAATCCCGGGTGACGTGCTGGTGCGGCGAGGATCATGATCCCGGTGAGTACATGGGATGGGCGAGGGACGAATGGCGCATTTTGGCGCTGGCGCATCGGAGTCGGAATGGGGACGAGTTGCCTAGTCACGTGCTGCGAGATCGTGAGGCCCAAAAGCCGACGAGGACTGAGATTTGGGCGGTTCTCATGGACTCGCGAGTACGTGCCGCTTTTAAGGCCTGCGAGCTAGAGTACCCGGCACTAGATGACTTGTTTACTGCGGTGGAACGGGAAATGCTAAGAAAGTAGGGATTTAGTGGATGCAGAGATGGCTGAGGGAACAGACGTGAATCACCAAACGAATCCATACCGCAACTTAGCCTTAGGGAATATCGTCGAGACAGGTCAACCGAATGGACAGGTCGATAGAGCCAGTCTTAATCAGGCAGCTCAGGCGATCGTTGAAGCGGTGATGAGCCAGCCGGGGTCGGAGATTGAGTTGGTAAAACTGGTGAAGGATGGGTTGAATCAGGCTCACCAGTACGAGATGGGCAGTGCGTTTTTCGCGATGGAATTCCTGTTGCGTCATCTAGCCAATAAGTCCAGTGCCAATCTTCCAAGGTGAATTAGACCTCTACGGGGCGCTGGACGCGATCCAGGCCGACCCTTGTAGGATGCCGAAACAGCGAGAGTTTATCTCCTGTGCCGAGCCGAATGCGGCCTACGTTGGTGGCGTGGGTTCTGGCAAGTCTGTGGCTTTGGTCACGACGGCGATTCTGAACTGTGCCAACGATCCGAACGGATTTTCTTTGATTGGGCGGTTGAACATGCCGGCTCTGGAGTCTTCGACCATGAAGACGTTCTTGGAGATGATCCCGGATGGGTATGGGGAATGGGCGGACACGAAAAAGACCTACACGTTTGCCAACGGGCATGTGGTGATTTTCAAGCACCTGGATATGACCGACCCGAAGATTGCCGGGCATATCAAGTCCATGAATTTGAGTGCGGCGTATGTCGATGAAGCCACCGAAGTGTCTGAAGAGATCTACTTCCTGCTCCTGTCGAGACTGCGGCGCAAAACTGCCCCCAGACACATGGTCCGACTGGCCTCGAACCCCGCGGGTCATGACTGGATCTGGCGGCATTTTTTCGATCCCCAACGAAAGTCCAAGTGGCAGGAAAACAACCGAGGGATCACGGCGTCTACTTTTGAGAATCCGTTTCTTCCAGCGGAATACATTGAGAACATGGTGAACACGTATCCGCCGGATTGGGCGGACCGGTTCATTTATGGCAACTTCTCGGACTTCAGTGACTTAGTTTACAAGGAATTCACGGAGGATACCCATGTCTGGGATGCAAGCAAGGGTCATGCGTGTTTTGGGGGTGCGCCAAATCCTCCCGAGAGCTGGCCAGTCATCGTCGGCATTGACATTGGAAGCGACATCGATCCGTGGGCGTGTGTTCTTGTGGCTGTTGCGCCCAATGGGATGCTATTCCAGTTCGAAGAAGTCTATGGCAATTCACTTCTCATCCGAAATATTGCCACCGAGCTTCATTCAAAGCTAGGGCCCAGACCCGTTGACGGCATGGCCTACGACTATGCCAACCGCCAAGCGGCCCTTGAATTAGCCGAACACGATATTAATGCCTCGCCAGCCATGAAGGAGGTCCGACCTGGACTCTTCAAAACCGCCCAATACATGCACATTGATCCCCGACTGGAGCACCCTTTTAAGCAGGGACGAAAGGGAAGTCCACGATTCTTCCTTTCCAGTGCTTGTCTCCATACCCGAAGGGAGCTTTCTGGTTACAAATGGGCCAAGGATCGGGGTGGGACAGCCACTGGAGAGCCTAGCCATGAAAATTCACATAGCCCTGATGCCATACGGTATGCCTTGCATACCTTCCGACCTCTTCCCGAGAAGTTGAGCCCGCCAAAATTGTGGGAAAATCCGGCTCTGGATATGGCCTCGGTCATGTACTGGAAGGATTTCGAGAAATACAAGGACAAGATGGAGAAATTCAAGCCGCATTATGTCTCGGATTCGAGTCCGAGGACGGTGCAAGAGTGGGCAAGGCTGGCGGCAAGTGCTCCGCGGAAGTTTCAGCGGCCGGCGTTCTCGAAATTCATGAGAGTGGGAAGAGCGTAATGACGGTTTTCACCAAAGTTGATCGCGAAGTCGTGCGTGGAGCGCGAAAACACATCAAAACCGCGCACTTCGCCATGCATATTGGGTCAATCTCGGCGGCGGTGGAGGCTTTGGAACAGATTTTGGTCGAAAAAGGCGTCTTGCAGCCTGACGAATTGATGGAACGCCTCGGAAAAGTCCTTGAGAGTCATTACGCCAAGGGCGAATTGATCCCTGCGAGCAACGATTGAGTTCTCCCGGCCTTTTACGCAGCCTCTTGAACTACCTGACCGTGCCCGGAGCGCCAAAAGCTCAGGTTCCGGACATGTATCAGACCCGTCAAAACTCCATCCAAGCCGCCCAACAAGGTTATGACCCCATGGCCCAGCAGATTGTCATGGGCGGCCGCCAGTTGACGAACCCGAATGATGACTTCTACAAGCCCAGATGGGATACCGAGTCGGCGTCGACCGATCGCATCTCGGCCCCGATGAATACCGAGAACTACCAGAACCAGGCGAAGGCCCAGAAAATCAAAAAGGTCAAGAATGCCCGCGCCGATTGATCTGACCCTATTCCGCCCCGGCGGCCCGATGGATGTTTGGGGCCGCTTACTGACTCCGGGGATTAAAAGCGTCACCCCGAGCCCGGAAGATGATCCTTTTTATATGCAGCACATTCAATCGGCCATGTATCCCGGCCCTAGTGCCCCGCAACCTCCCGGTGTCGGCTATGCCCAACAGTTAGCAGGTCAATTTGGCGATACTCCAACCGCAGCTTCAACAGTAGGCGTCAAGCAACAGAAAGCAGACAAGATCAAGAAGGTGAAGAAATGAGCAATGTCGGCGGATTAGGCGCGGCCCTCGGACCGGTGACAAACGTTGCCGAGAAAGCGGCTAAGGCTCAGAAGCTTAAGAAGGTTTCCCTAAAGCTAAAGTTTGACAAGGGCGCGAAACCCACTAAGCCCGATGCAAAAGACTGACGGGTTCCTGACGTACAAGCCGGAGCATTTGCGTAAGGTCAACGCAATCCGGCGAATCATCTCGGCCCCTGATGCGAAACTGCCTCCTATCCTCAACAATGGGCAGGTGCTGTTTTCTTCGGCCCTCTCTGCCGGGAACGAACCACGTTCTTGCACGAACTGCGCGTTTTATAACTTTGGACGCTCTTGTCAGTTGATGAGTCAGGAGATTGAGATTCACAAACTAATCTGGCCCCCAAAGGCGACTCCGGATTCAAAGCAGGTCGAATACTGGCCTGTATGCGGGTACTGGGTTAAGGGTGATCCGAACTATGGTGTGGAGAAATCCATCGCGGACCTTGATCCGAGTGACGCTGGGCTGGGCTGGGTTAACGCGCCGAAGGTTGGGCTGGAGTATTCGGGAACATGCTGCGGCGGGCGCAATGGCGGAGACGACTGCGATTTATGGATGTCACCCGAGGCTGACAAGCGTGGTGTAGATACGGCATTCTGCCGAGTTCTCCAGAGGAATACCGACAACATGGATTGTTGCTCAGCCTGGGTGGACGACGACTGGGTTTCATGGCAGACCGCCCAAGAGCGATTCAAGGTGAACGATGGTGAGTGATTCGGCATCCAAGGGGCGGAGGTCCGCATGAACAAAAAGCGAAAGGCACCTCATGTTCTACGTCCGAAGCAGTCTCATAGGAGAGTAATCATGGATCACGGAAAAATGGCATTCGAAGCGTATCACGCAGCTCTGGGAGTCGAAGCGGCGTGGGAAACGACGAACGACGAACACAAGGCCGCATGGCAAGCCGCGGCGGATGCGGTCAGTGGCAAGTCGCACGAAGTGGATGAGGTGGAAGAGTCAGCATGATCATCTACCTGAGTTTGCTGGTCGCATTGGTGGGCGTGCTCATGTACGCCCTCAGTGCCAATCCGAAGTTGCAGGAGATTGGGCGACTCGCCTACACCTGCGGACTTCTGGCATTCCTCTTTCACTTCACCGGCCCGAATGTGGGAGTCTTGCGCTAGTGGACGAACTTGAAGCCCGCGTCGCGCAGGAAGCGAAGGAACTGGAATCTGTACCCAAGATTCCGGTGAATCGCTACCAGCCCCATACGACCGGATCTGGCGGCCGGTGCCATTGGTGCGGACGCATGGCCCAAGACCTCGTGTACGTGGATAGTCTTCATGGGGTTGATCGCTACAAAGGAGTTGAGTGCTGTGGGCAAAGACACCTTTGATGATTTCCTCGACATAGAAAGCCCCAACAAATACGGCAAGGACGTATACAGTGACCTTTCTCAATTGGCTGATAGTCTTGCTGGTCGTAACCCTGGCGGCAGTGGTAGTCCTGCTCCTCGTGCTCAATCACCTCGAACGGCTGAAGTGGATGAGAGCTTTTGGGACGCAGTACGGGATACTGCCGCAAAATATGGAAGCACCGATTAAGCGCGAGCCGGTGGTTCCTCGCGTTGACAAGCGCCAAAGAATCTCGATCCCCATCCCTGGGGCACAGTTCTTCCAAAAAACTCCTTCCCAAAGACAGTGAGCCCAAGATGATCAAGATACAGTTCAAGGTAATCTACACCTCCGCAGGTCGTGGACGGTTCGCCATCATTCAGCGACCGGGCATTTGTCATACGGCGGTCGAACTACGCTGGGCACGTCCCCGAAGTGACTTCAACCGGCGTCGCGTTCTCGATGGAATCGAAGCAGTGCAATCCTACCAACAGTAAATGGCATCCACAGATCAGGGCCTAGGCAGTCTAATTTCCGGCATTGGCGGGAAAGTCACCGATTTCTTCAAGAATCGGGACACCATCATCCGCTCCAAGACCGAGAAGCCCAAACCCCAAGATATCGTTCGCGGCTATCCGTTTACCGAGCCGATCGAGAAACGAATCTTGTGGCTCTTGGAGTATTACTACCGGGAAGGATCATTCGAGAAAATCCAATTCGCCCGGAAGTGGATGCGGAATGCCTTGATCTATCAGGGCTACCACGAACTGGAGTGGTCCGAGATCAACGTTGCGTGGGATGTCATCATGCAGGATTCGGGAGACTACGCTTTCCCGAACAACTACTACCGATCTCTGATTCTGCACGGCGTCCGGGCCTACATTCAAAATGAGCCCCTGATTGAGCCCAACCCTTCCTCGGATGATCCCAAAGCGCAAGCCGCATCAAAAGCTGCCAAAGCAGCCTTGGCGGTAATAAAGCAGTCGGTCAAGTACGACTACCTGCGCGTTATTGAGGCCATCTATCTAAGACTTTTCGGTAACTCTTTCCGGTACACCTACTACTCGAAAGACAACCGGTACGGCTATGTCACGGCCCCGGTCTACGAGGACAAAGACGTTCTCTTGTCTCCAGGGGGATCGATTTGTCCGAACCATGGGCCGATGGAAGGGAACTTCGATGTCTGCCCGATGTGCCAGACGCCGATCTTACAGCACATCCCGCCGGTCGTCGCCAAGCTTCCGCAACAGATCAACGAAGTGAAGTATCCCCGCGGCGAGATCATGACGGAAGTCGTCAACCCGATGGAGATTTACATTCGGAGTTCGTCTTATGATCTCTGGCACGCGCCTTTTGTTATTCGTAATCGAGTGGTGGACCGGCTGGCACTTCAATCAACTTACCCATCTCTACAACTGGCGCCGGCGGGTGATGAGGGAGGGGGAGAAGCCTACTCAACTGGCGGCGATCTGGGACTCATCTACCTTCAGTCTTTGGCCGATCTTCCCGGAGACCCAACCCAATATGCTGCATGGTATGAGCGAGCTACCGCCGCCGCCAAGGCGTTGCTCATCGAGGGGTTCCTTAGACCATCGCTCTACTTTTTCGACAAGGAGTTAGCCAAGAAGTTTCCGGACGGATTGTATGGAGCCAAGACTGGCGAGACCTTGCTGGAAGCTCGCAATGACACTATCGAGAACCACTGGACGCATTACATATACATTCCGGTGCCCGGAAGGATTTGGGGCGACGGCGACGACGACATTATCCCGGAACAGCTTAAACTGGACGAGACGGACCGCCTCATCCTTCGCAATCAGGGTTATAACTCCGCGCCCCTGCTGGCGATTGATTCTCAAAGGGTAGACAAGAATGACATCATCAACGACCCGAGCACGATCATCGAAGTCAAGCCCGCAGGAAAACCGGTCTCGGACGCCATCCACAACATCCAAAGCCAGTCACTCTCCCAAGAAACCTGGCAATGGAGAAATTCTCATCTCAGCGATATGTATTTTCACTCGCGGGTATCTCCCTCCGCTGTGGGACTGCATCAACCGGGAGTTAACACTTTCGGAGGCCAAGAGTCTATGGCCGCCAAATCAGACTCTTCTCTGCTACCAAACCTCGTCCTCTGGAAAACCGCAGATGAACTCTGGGCGCGGCAAAGCCTCAAACTCGCCGCCGAAAACTGGTTAGACGAACGAGTCAACGCTGTCATGGGACTGAATGGCAAGTGGGAGTTCCAGAAACTGAAAGGCTCAGCTATTGACTTAGACCGGATCACGATTGTGACTCGCGTCATGCCGATCGACCCCTCGCAGCAAGATTCCATGTCGCAGGCGGTCGCCTCCGGAGCCTTGGACCCGCAAGATCCACGAGTCAAGCGGAAGATGATGGAATTGTTTCATTTGCCGGTTGAGTTAGACGACTTGTACATGGATCAGAAGAAGCAGTGGAAAGAAATCGAGCAGATGTCCAACGGCCAGCAAGTGCAACCGCAAATGATCCGAGACAACGATCAGGTGCATATCTCGATTTGCCGGGACTTTCTGAACTCAGACGAGGCGGATGAGAATCCCCAACTGGCCCAAATGGTCTTACAGCACGCACAGATGCACATCATCAACATGGCGCGGCAACAGGCGATGGCTGCCGCGGTGCAGGCTTCCGGGCAGCAAGCCATGCAACAGGCTGGCGGAGGTCCACCGCCCGGACAACCCCAAGGTGGGCCTCAAGAACAAGGCGGCAAGCAGCCGGAAGGACAGAAGCAAGAGCATGGCGGACAAGTGCCCCGCAATCCGGTGAAGCGCCAGCAGCGAGCGGAAAAAGGAGCCATGGCAAAACCTCATCGTCCACAGCCTTCCAGTGGGAATGGTAGTCACGTTCAACGCCTGACATGACACGCCTCTCGAAGAAAACTCCAAAGGTTCGCTACATCCTGACTTTAACCACGGCGAACTACGACTTTTTGTGTGTCAAGGCCATGCGGCAAGGCGTGACGATGGCGCGATTGTTGAACGAAGTGATCGAGAGTAATCGCAATAGTGATATCAAAAGTTGCAATGGAATTCGTTTAAGTCAAATCATGCGAGAGGAAAAATATGTCTGACGACGTAGCCACACTGCGAGATTCAGTAGTCAACGAGCCCGAAGTTCAGGCCGAGCCTGCGGTTGAAAGCAAACCGGAGGTTGTTGAAGAACTGAAGTCTCCAAGGATCGTGGAAGAAATCCCGGCCGATGCCGCCGATATTGGCAGGATCATCCTGCAATCCGGCTACACGCGGGAACAACTCAACGATCTGTTGCAGGCCCCGCAAGCGCTCAATGCCCTGCGCTACGCCATTCAGAATAATCCTTCCGAATTCCTCAACACGCTAGAACGAGCCGATCCCCGCGCAGGAGAAAGATTCCTCGAGACGATGGCCGACACGTTCCTGCAACGCTATGGAGGGAAAGAAACTCCGGGCGATAAGGGAAAGCAAGACTCTGTTCCAAACAGTGAAGTGGAAACGCTCAAGGAAAGGTTGAACCGCATGGAGCATGAGCGGACAACCGAACGGCAGCAAGCGCAGATCGCCGTAACCCGCCAGCGTTATGAGCAGAGAGTCGAAGACCTGTTCAATCTCAAGGAAGTCAAGGAACTCGGTCTGTCGAAGGCCGATGTTCGCAACATGCGTGCGCGTGTGGATGTGGAATTAGGGCGAGATCCGGGCGCGGCCCAGCGAGCGTCCTCGGGAAACTTTGTGGATGTTGCCAAAGTCTTCCAGGTCGTGCTCGATGAGTTCGTCACGGAAAAGAAAACGTCGATCGAAGACCAGAAGAAGACACGAGAGGCCCAGCAAAAGGGAGCGTTCTCGGAGTTTCAGTCTGGCCCGAATCCTTTCATGAACGTCAAGATTCCTCAGGGAACGGACGACAGTTGGGATGCGACGGAAAATGCCCTCGCCACTGCGCTCAAACAGACAGCCGTCTAACTATTGAGGAGTGAATCCAGTGCCAGCCTTCAACTTAACCGCGGCCATGCCGCTGATGAAGATTTACTTCAACCCCAGAATTTCCAAGCAATTCAACACGGCAGCGGTCCTCTGGAACCGTTATGCGGACGGGAAAGGCATTCCCATCTCGAACCGCGGCATGGAAATTCCCACGCACCTTCAGCCCAACGCGAACTTTGACTGGTTCGCTGATGGCGGAACTCTGCCAACGGGCGGGTCTGAAGCCCTGGCCTCGGCTCTCGTGGGCTTCTTCTCCTTCGTCGAAGCTGTGCAGTTGACCGGTGCCGCGCTCGACGCCGCCGGCAATGATGCGACTACCTATGCCCGCGCCCTGGCATTCAACATCAAGATGGCGACCATCAACGCCATCAAGTACCTGAACATTTACTCGTTCCTCGATGGGACGGGCTTCATTGGGACTCTCGGGACGGCCGTGCTGACTTCGACTACGGTGAACGCGACCTTGGTTGCCTCGGGTTCCATCGAAGGCACGCACTGGCTTCGCCCCGGCATGACGGTGGCAATCCACAACGGCCTGACATCTACGGTACGTGGTACGGGAACCATCGTCTCTTTGACCAACCCGATTGAAGACGCCACCGGCACGAACTTTGTCATCGGCCCAACCAACGTGGCGTTCACCACGGCCAACGGCGATGGAATCACGGTGACGGCAAGTACGGGTGCTTCCGACTCGTTCCAGAACACGATTGCTGGCCTGAAACTGATTGTCGATAACGGTACGGTGGCTTCGACCTTCCAGAACGTCAACCGCTCCACGAACTCGCAGTACAACGCCGGCGTCATCGCTCTGTCAGGGACTCCGGCTCTGGCGAGAGATCACTTGCGCCGGATGCTGGCGACCGTGCAAATCCTTCAAGGCAGAGTTTCGCCGACTCTCGAATTCCTGTCACATCCGTCTCAGTTGCACGCTTACATGGATATGGGCTGGACGCTGAAACGCTTCAATGATGCCAACAAGAAACTCGATCTCGGCTTCACGGCCGTCGAGTGGGAAGGCTTCCCGTGGATTGTCGACACGGACTGCCCGAAGGATCACATCTTTGCCGTGGACCGCGACTTGATGTTCAAGGTCGTTGCCCGCGAACTGAGCTTTGACGATCGCACGGGCTCGATCCTGAGACAGGTGCCCTCGGCGACGGCAGGGCAGTACACGGATGCTTTCGTGGCGTACCTACTGTTCCGGGGTAACTTGGGAACGTACATACCAAATGCGCATGTAAAATTAAACGGATTGAGCGTGCCAACTGGGTACTAGGCTATTGATTAGGAGAATTTATGCCGAAACTGAATGAAGACATTTACGGTGGTGATCCGCAGGGAGCCGCCAAGGACATCGATACCAAGCTCTCCGTACCCACCCCGACTCTCGATGAGTGGGGCGAGGCGGATGACCGGGCCAAATCAGAAGGCAATCACGGGAAACAGGGGTAGCTAAATGTCTGCATCCTTCGCGCCACGCGCATCGCTCATTCCAAGCCAGATTCACACCAATGTTGTTCCCGGAGCGTTCTTCGAGGATCTCATTGAAGTGACTGGCGACAACTCGTATCCGGCGGGTGGATACCTTTTCACCGCCGCCCAGTTGCAGACCATGTACGGCGGGGCGTATTCCACGCTGGTCTCTGTCGACGTGGCGAACGATTGGGTCAATACGGCGGGGCCGACTTCCTTTGCTGCCGTCTGGAACAAGGCTACCAACAAACTGATGGCGCAATCGCAGGCAGTCGCGGGCGCGGGAAACTCGAATGTGGATGTCACGGCGACGACCGACCTCCACTTGTTCGTGGCGACAATCAGAATCCGGTTCTACTAGGAGAAATCGATGCCAGTCAATATCCCTGGAATCTCGGTCATTGGCCTGAAGATGGCCTCTGGCAATGTCCAGATGATCTTCCAGAATCCCAATGGCGGGATTCGCTTCGCCGTGGTCATTCCTGCTGCCGACTTCACGTCTTTCAATACGACCGTGAATGGCGGAGCGACGAATGCGACCTTGACGACAACCTACACGCAGGATCAGAACCGGGGCGACTATCCCTTTGAGTACTGCCCAAGCTGATGCCGAAACTCTCGGATATTTACGGGATAGACACGAATGCCATGGCGGAGAAGATTTCCTCCAGCGCTCTGCGTCCATCCGGCGATGAGGAGAACTGGGGCGGCTCGACCTTTGATCAGGATGCCCGAGCCAAGGGGAACGTGCCTGAGTTTGAGAATCCCACGGCCAAGGCGACGAACACTAACAAGGGCAGTGATTCGCGATCGGACTCGAAGGATAACCACTAATGCCCTCGGCAACAGTTGACATCCTCACTCCGAGCGGTCCGCCCATCCCTACGGCGGTCGTCAAGCTGACTCGGGGCTTTCCGGCAAAGCTCGGAACGCTGATTGCGGCCAATACCGCTGTTGCCTTCACGGTTCCGGAGCCCACGCGAGACAATCAGGGAGCCCTTCTCGTTCAAGTCACAGGGACAGCCGGAACGACGGCTACGCTGGAAGGCTCGATTGACGGTGGGGTGACGTGGTTTGTCATCCCGGCTTCCACGACTCCGACCTTGGCAGTCACGGGGCAGTTGACCGGAGATACGGCGACGACGTTCGCGGCGATTTACCAAGTCTCAGGCATGGGTGCCGGGACGCTGTTCAAGTTTGGCTATGCCGGAGCTGGTGTACCGACCGCCGTTGTTTGGGCGCTCGTTGGCTAAATGGAACTCCCTTCTTCCTGGAACCTGAAAACCAAGAAGCGACCAGACGGCAGGCTGGATATTGTCGGCAAGGACGATTCTGGCAACCCCTACAAGGTTCGCACAACCGACACTGCGGAAGTCTCCCAGAAAGATGTCGAAGAACTCAAGCTTGCCGACAGGGAGAATTATCCCAACCGCGAGGCCGGCGTAAGAGCATTCGTCAATCATCTCTGCCCTCCAGACAAAAAAGAAGCCATTACGTTGAATGACATGACTTCGTTCGATGAGAGCGAGTGGATTGCGGCGGCGGAACCTCTGGTTCATGCCGGGTTGGAACGTAAAGGCTGCACGATTGGATCGACTTGGGCCTACCGTCGAGGGTGGGACCGAGCATTTGGAAAGGAAAACTGAATATGGCGTGGCATATCTACTCTACGGAAGCGCTCCCCAATCCTGACTTTCAAGGGAAGCCCGGATACACCCCGGACGGCCTCTACATCAAGTGGGGCGGGATTGCCCTCCCTCCGGTCCCTAAGCAAAAGTGGGTGAAACTGGAAGACACCTATCCCTCCTTACGTCGTAGGGACTGGACCGACAAGCGCGGAGAGGAAATCGAGATTCCCATTCGCCGGTTCAAGCCCATCGTGGATGGAAGATTCGCGGAAATGGGCGTCATCCTCCTGGATCACGAGCCGTCCGAGATTGAGAAAAAGACCCTGGAGGCGACCAGCGCCAACCTGAATCTCAATTGGAGAAAGCGGCAAATTGAGTTCTTTGAACAGCAACGAGAAGTCGCCATTGCCCGCCAAGGCACGTATCCGGTGACTCCGTACATTGACGAGTGCTACGACATCCTGGACATCAAGAAGCCTTACTCGGTCGAGTCTTTGGAAGCGAAACGCGATCCGGGCGCGAAGGCAGCGGCAATGATTGCCAAGGCCATCAAGGAAGCCCTGTCGCAGACGCACAAGGAAGGCATCGATCAGGCGGTAGAGATTTTGACCAGACCGCAGCCAGAAGAAGTGAAGGTTCCCGCAGCGCGGCGTTAGCCGATGCCCGTAGTCCAACCATTACCGGCTCTCAAGAGCCCGCCCACGAACGCCTTTGGGCTTTACCAATACTTAGCCCAAAGAGTGCCTGGATACGATGTCTCGGAATATCTCCGGGAATTGAATTCAGGCTACGTCCACGTTTGGGAGGAGATTACCAAACTCAAGAACCACTACTTCACCAACATCAAGACGGTCGTCACTACCAAAGCGCAGACTCAATACGATCTGATGTTCAACGCGGATGCGGGCCTGAATACGGCTGTTTCCGCGAGGCTCTACCAGATCAGTAAGGTAAGATTTCAGGCTCCGGGCGGCGGGTTGTTCATGCCATCGAACTTCATGAGCCCGACCGATCCGGAGTTCACAGCCCTGAACGCCAATCCCACCCAAACCCCATCGCAGACCGGTCCCTACGACTGTTGGATGAGTGGGCGTAACCAGTTGAATGTGGCCCTGCCTTTGGCGGTCGGGACGACCATTGAAGTCACCTATACCTTTTGGCCGATCGCCTTGGTCATTCTTGCCAACGGCACCGTGTCTTCTGCCGGTTCGACGGTTACGGGAAATACCACGAATTTCACCAACCTCTTGCAGCCGGACTTTCAAAGTTCCTTGCCCTTAATCCAAGGACAAGAAGAGATCCTTGCGGAGTTTGTCTGCAATGGCACGTCTCCTCTGGGCGGGCAGATCTACCGAGTAGCGACGATTCCAAGTGATACGACACTGACAACGGTCACGGCGGTCAATCCGGCTCTGGCGGCGAACAATGCCTACGTGCTCGCTACTCTTCCCGAGATTCCACGAGAGCATATCCGAGTCGTCGCGTCTCTGGCTTTAGCGGCGATGTATTCGGTCGCCGGGGACGATGCTCGATCGAGTGAGTGGACGGCCAAATCGCAGGCCAATATCCAGATGATGAAAGATGCGCTCATAGAGCGGCAGAGCAACAACCCAGCACGCAAGATTCGCTTCCCCGGCTCGATTGCCAACGCCCGTAATCGCACGTTCCTTCGCTAATGCCTACTAGGGCCTCACGGAAAATTCAGGGTGCTGCACCAGCGGAAGTCTTGTCTGGTTTGAGTAGCGGATACAACGGCTACACAGACCCGACCTTGACCAATCCCAAGATGTGGGCAGCGGCGACGAACGTATTCAGCGGTCCGTTCGGCTACGTGCAAAGGGCAAGGTTTGCCAATGTCTACACGCAAACTCCGACTGGCCTTCCGTACACAACGTTCAAGTACTTTGGCCTGCCGGGAGTCGGATCGTATCTGATTGCCGATCAAAATTCTCAGCTCTACTCCTACGACACGAATGCCGGATACGCCCAGACGGTGAGACTGAATCCCTACGTCAATCCCTTGGGTGGCCCGTCGTCTCAGTTGAATGGTCCATGGTCGCGAGAAGCTTTGGGGAACATTCTCTATGAGATGAATGGGCAAGTGAAGATGGCGGGACGGCTGGCGAATGCCGCGACCATTGAAGGCTGGGGGTTGGATGCGCCGGATTCAACACCGCAGGTCATCACGAATACGGTCCTAAGCGAAGCCATCACATCGATCACGCGGGCGAATGGCATTGTCACCGCGACCCTCGGGCTGGCGACTTCATACCCGAACGAATCGAACGGGCCTCTCATTCTCAATGTGACAGGGGTGGCGGACTCTAGTTTTAACGGATCATTCCAGATCACCAGCGGAAACGGAACAGCTGTCTTCACTTGGATTCAGTTAGGGCAAGACACAACTTCTCTTGGTGGGACACTCAACAACATCATCACGAAGGCCGTAGGCCGAAGCTATGCCTACGCTTGGGAAAACGCCAACAAGTTCCACGTCGGTGCCCCGAGTCCAGCGACTCAGTACATTCAGTACACCAATCAGCGAGGCTTCCTGAACATCGTCGAGCCGGGAACGATCTTCAGTACCCATGGAAGCACGCTTATCACTGGCGTCAACACGCAATTCACGTCCGCATGGGTAGGGCGGCATATTTGGCAGGATCTGAACGGAGATTTGGGCCGCATCGTCTCGGT